AATGAACAAAGTTCTCAGGGACGAATTTTCAGACTTGATCCAGAAAGAGGCAGATCGACTTGGAGTACCTATCGACCAGGCCGACGCCTTAGCCGAAGCCGGTTATGAGGTGATGGAAGAAGTTCTGCTGCAACAGGCATATGAGGTTGTAGCGACCATCCAGGAGGCCCGTGATTCCCTACCACCATTCCAGAATCCAACCGGCGACATCCCAACGCTTGCGGAGCTTGTAGGTGCCTGTCTGTAGGGGGTGCAATTCCTCAGAAAACCTGAAGAAACCACCCCCAAGGCCTTGCGCGTCGACGGTATCCTGATTAAGACAGCAGGGAATCCTTTAACAGATAAAAATGTTTTCCGCGCTGGCCTCATCCATCAAGTCCATCTTTGGCCCCCCACCTTCACCCCAGCGCCAGCTAGCCAGGCTTGAGATATCGGGTCTGCAGCAGGAGCTAATCCAACTGGGTCGGTGGCTGGACTCCGGCGCATGTACCGCTGATGACGAGACCAGCCTGAAGGAAGCAATTGTCTACATCAAGGGCCAGATCAGGGAACTGGGTCGTGTTTGAAGTTTTTGACCGCCATCGCGGGGAAGTAGTTGCGTTTGCCTCTACAAAAACCGACGCGATTTGGGTTGGTGTTGCAGCACTGAGTTTGCCACCAAGACGAACCCTGCGAGACCTAGTTATTCGTCCCAGGCGACGGGAATCAGTCCGAATCAGTTGGCTACCAGGCCGAGGACCAAAAAACTAAACGTTCATCGATTCAATGCACACGATCACATCTCGCCATCTATTGCGAGAACGCATCAAAGCCCAACGCCAGATCTCATTTTCAATTCATCCTTTAAACGCAATGCCATCCAAGTGGTCTGATTTTGAACTCACCCGAGAGTTGATGCGTTTCGGCGAACGCCGGGACCAAATCGAACTTCTTCAAGCGGAGCATGAAGAGCATGGCCAACGCCTGATTGAGCACTTCAAAGCGAACGCAGTTGAAGAACCAGTTGACATCTGCATGCAGCGCTTTACCTGCGTGAAGAAGACGATCAAAACCTACAGCCGCCACCTAGAGCGCGAAGAGGCTCTGATGAAGAGCAAGATCAAATCAATGAAAAAGAAAGAGGAAGAGAACGCTGCAGATGCGAACTACGACGGCCCGCATCAATGCCACATCGTTGTGGATCAATTCCACCACATGTCAGTTAGTCGACTAAAGGATTCAATCGCATGAATACGATCTTCGATGTGGCATCACTGGGCCTAATAACGGCTTTGATTATTACAGCGCCCTGGCTTAAGACCTCTCTAGGTCAATCAGAAAAAACTCATCAGGAATTACTGGAGTTTGTGGCTTATATAGACCCACTTTCCAGCACCAGAGCCACTCGTCATCCGCATTAGTTGCCAATGAACGTCATGCCACTGGGTCTTATCACGCTGTGCTGCTCAGCGTTTGCAATTTTGGCCACACCCTGGCCCACAGCAGATGAACTCTTATCGCCTTACCCCCATGGATATTCAAAACCTATGCAGCAGAGCCCGCCTGTTGGCCCTGATCTCGCAAAAAGCTCATTACGTGGCATTGGTTAACGGCCAGCCATCGGTAACGGCAGATCCAGCCAGTACCACTTCAATTCAGTACACAGCAACGTTTCCAGCCAACGCCTTTCCTTTTCAAAAATCATGAACAGTCGCTATCAGCAACAGGTCAAAGTTTTCGGATCAACAGGGCCATCCTCTCCAAAATCGAAGTTCACCACAGAGCAGGTGGATCAAATCCACCAGGACCACGCGGACGGGATCAGTGCAATGCGTCTGGCATTCAAATACGAGGTGAATGTCACCACGATTCATCGTCTGCTGTCTGGCCGTACTTATCCAAGACAAAAAAATACCCCCGTTTCTCAGGCGGAGGTATGAAACCGGATTCTCAGGCCCGGTTCTCTCGTTTAACCGCCATGAGCGGCCGAACAGGAAGAATCTAAGCGACGATTCTGTCCAGGGCAAAGCATAGCACCGTTTAAGCCAAAACGGGACATGACTTTTTCAGATCCAGCTTAAGAATCGTTGGCAGGACTCAGAAAAGCGTGAAATTGGCCGGGTGGTGGGGACTACATCGGGAGTCGCTGCAACAGCAGCTCCAACCAATCACGTTTTCAGAGTCTGTAAGTCCAACACCATTTTTTAAAAGTACAACTTGAAGCAATCAAATGACCAAGAGAACTTTTAAGCCCAGGGCCAACTTTCACCGAGAGTATTTGATTAATACGGGGCAATACCCGAAATCAGAATTACAGATTCCCGACTTAAAGCCCGAGCAACAGAAAGCTAGGATGTTGCGTAGAAGGCAACAGTGGGAAGATGTTTTACGTCAGCTTAATTGACACCCAACGTTTTACTGAGGAGTGGGCAACAGACCGCATCCTGAGTTTAATTGAATCCGACAATTTCGTAGATGCCAAAGCATTAGCGCTTGAGCACGGGATTGAATGGATCGACTTTTAACAGTCCTGATTCGGGGCTGTTTTTTATTGGCCAGGCCATCAGTACAGTTTTGGTTTACTTTTTCTGAGTAGTTGTTTAAGTATTTGAGGAATTACCTTCGATAAAATAAGGATTCCCCTCTAAGGACATATGCAGCCTGCAATCATGATCAAAACGGAGTCGCCATATATGGAGTTGTACACGATCAAGGCCCTGAGCGAAGCAGACTTGGTATTCGCCAATGAGAACTTCAAAACAGCGGGTTTACCGTTCAAGGTGATACGTCAAAGCGGCGAAGCAACCGTCTGATCTGCGTTTAGATGGAGCAGGTGCCATTTCCTGCTTGGAGTACATCACTGAACAAAGCGTAAACCTGTTGTGTATCCCCGGTGAATTCCGCCATCCATTGTCGAAGCAATTTGAAGAGGTTGATGAAGACGGAGATCTGATTCGCAGTTATGACGAATGGGGTCTGGCGTCTGTATTGACCTATGCCTATTACAAGCGGGTGCAAGCCAAGACTCAGTACTCGAACATCGAAATGCTGATTGGTGAGTGCCTAGAGATTTCACGTCATCCACCCCTGGAGAACAAGGCATTGTTCCAAACATTGAAACGCGAGATCAAAGCGGGCAATGAAGAACAGGCTGTCGGCTGGTCAAAGATTTTAATTTCAAAAATTGCATCGGCGCTTGCCGAACAACATGAGGACATGGAAGACGATGAGGAAGCTTGAACCCAGCGTCAATGACCAACTGAAGTTCGCAAAGCTGGTCAAAGAACTAGACAAGCTTGATCGCGACTCACTCCATGAGATTGCGATTGAATTGGCACGTCTGGCGTTGTTGATGCAACCTGCGGCAATCCGATGGGCAGCCCACGAAGCAGCAGCGAATTTGGGAGGGTTTTATGGAGAGACCTGAAAATCTGGATGAACGCCAGATATTGGCGGCACAGTCTTTGGCCGCCGGTTGTTCAAACCGGGATGCCTCGCGCCGAGCCAAATGCTCGATCGAGACCATTCGCGTCTGGCGCAAACAGGCTGACTTCAACGATTGCATCTGGGAGTACCAGCAGCAGATCTTTCAGCAGTCCTTTGGCATCACGTCTGAAGCGCTTCCAATGGCAGTGGCCAAGCTTCAGGAAATCATTGAAACGGATGATCCTGATGTGAACGCCAGCGTCAAGGTGGCAGCGATCAAGATCATGATCGACAGCGCCCAGAAACAGTACGAAACCCGCACCATCGAACGTCGTATCGACCAACTGGAAAGTTATGCAAGGGAGATTAGCGTCACGCCTATCACAGTTAGAGAAATTTCACCAGGAAAGGGCTGAACTAGAAGAGAAGCGGCGCACTCAAAGTACGGGTGAATTATTTGTCGCCGGATTCCCCACAGAAGATCGGTGGGCAGAGTTCGCGCCTTTGACGTGGATCAAGAGTGGCGGAACAATCAAGCGCTTCAAACCGTATGACATCCAGAAGCAGTTAATTGAATCAATTCGTCAGAACCAATACACAATTGTTTTAAAAAGTCGCCAGGTAGGTGCATCAGAGACCGTCTGCTCCTATTTATTGTGCAGAGCGCTTACGGAGCCTGGGTTTTCTGCTGTTGTGTTCTCGAAGACTGCAGCCGACGCACAATCACTTGGTAAAAGGATTCGCGCACAAGCTGCCAGTATTGCTGAAGCGGACATTCAGTTCACGACAGAATCAAATAGTGAAATAAGTTTTGCTGGTCTTGGAACACTTCTTTTCCTACCTGCTACACCTAGGGCGGCTAGGGGAATCCCTAGCGTTTCAGTGGTTGTCCTCGATGAGGCCGCTTTCCTTGGAAACGAAGCCGATCAAATTTTCACCGCCGTCCAACCCACGATGGCAACGCTTGGAGATAAAGGAAGAATGATTTTAATCTCGACGCCAAACGGCCTCGGGAATCTGTTTGCCAATCTTTGGTATACAGCAGACGACTGGAACAAATTCAAGATCCACTGGAAGGACATACCAACGTATGCCAAGGATCCGCAGTGGGGCGAGAAACAAAAGCGCCGCTCAAAATTATCCGATAGGGCATATAGACAAGAATTCGAGCT